CATGAAGCGGGCTTACGATTCGTGCACGGCGGCGGGCATCATCGGCGATATGCACATCATCACAGACATCGGCATCGATACGTCAGTTTTGATGATACTGGCTCCAGTCGTCGTCGTTCTCATACATGTCGTATCTGTCGGGCGGGCCGGGGAATCTAGGCATTCCGTAGGGCGGGCTATTCGGTCTTGGTCCCCTGCAATCGCCACGGTAGATGCATGGCTCCCCTTGTGGGCCCCAGCGGCGAGGCGGGGGGAATGGGGGGCGTTCGCGGTCATACTCGGGATTTCGGCCACGATCCCACATTGGCGGACCCGGATAGCCGTACTGGGCTGGTATACCATCGAAAGCTTGCGCCACGGAACTAATCCACAATACCGCCAGTACCAAAGCTATGGTAATCCAGAAGAAAATCCAGACGAACCATAGCCTATCGGTGTTCATAATTTTCATGGCGTTGTCTCGTCTGCCAGTTTGATGATAGCGAAATCCAAGCCTTCAATGATTGCTGGAAGCTTTTCACAAATTTCCTGCGCAAGCTTCAAAGAAATGACTCGCTCGTTACTGATCCAACGCAGTCGGTCGGCCAGATGGCGCAGTTTTTCCCGTGAGTTCATGGCTTTGCTCCGAGGGCGGCGAGCGCGAATTCACGCAACGCGTCCCGTTCCCGCGACAGATCGTCGATCCTGCTATTGAGCCGTTCGATCTGCTTTTTTGCTTCAGCGAGGTTGCGGCGACCGGCGTTAGAGGATGAAGCATGCCCGGCACGGCAATTCCAAGCTCTCGTAGCACCAAGCTCATCATATTTTGCGATCTGCTGCACTTCGCATGTAGCAGTGGTACAATGAACATAGCTGTCGTTTCTCGAATCACCTAAATCGATAAGCTCGGCTTTCCCGCCGCAGAACGGGCATGGCGCTAGTTCTGTCATTACTTGTTCTATGGTCATGACGTGCCCGTTGGCGCGGGTTTGGTCAGCGGTTGTTTGCAAATGCGATTAAAATTCCAGAGCATGAACCGGCTAAATTCCTCGGGAGACATGGTGGCTAGTTTGGCGATCTTTTCGCGCGGCGTCTGTTCCGGCTTCTCGCGAGATTGCCGCATTCGTATCATGTCTTCGGTCGCTTCTTGCATCCGCATCGCTTCGTCGTGTTCGTAGCTCATGGCTTATTCTCCGCTCTCGCCGCAATCAGCGCATCGATCAGCGCGGCACCGATGACCGGCCATGCGCATACTGCGAAGATCAGATAGCCAAAGGTCGCTGCGGACTTGATGATGCATTTTTGGTCACTGTCCATAATTACCCATCCCGAAAATAACAGCGATGGTGAAAGCGATGCATAAAACGAGAATGCTGATCAGAAACCTTTTCACGGCAGTCTCCGGCGAAATCTGATCGATAGAGCAATCCATGTAGCGGCGATGAATCTGATCATGTTTCACCGGGAGGATTGAATCTGGGATCGCCACGGAGCGCCCATGCAGCGCCAAGCACAAGGGCAAAGATTCCGCCGATAATAATCATGAATATATGGACATCGCTCATGACGGATACCGCTGCCTAAAATTGTGAATGGCGCGCAGGCGATTTAGCGCATCTTCCCGCTCGGCTTGCGCGGTGGCCTTCAATGTTCGATCAATATCCAGATCGAATTGCAACTCGGGATCGAAGGAAGTAGCGGAATCCGCGCGATCAACGTAACTGCGTTGTTTAGTCACGGCTTACGCCCTCTCGAGAGCTTCCAGTATCCGTTCGATCGCCCGTCGGTCCCGCTCGGTGCCGTCGGGAATACGCCCGTTCAACACCCACTCGCGGACGGTCGTGTACGGACGGTCAAAGCAGCGGGCGACATCAGCTATCCGCATATTGCGTTGTCGCATCGCTGCCTTCAAGCGCTTTTGGAACGTCATTTCAGTGCCTTGTTGTGAGCATCCACCACCGATCGGGCCATCGAATCGATGTCTTCCCAGCCGCGCGTGAACCATAAAATGACAGCCGGCACAGCCGCTTCTTCATCAGCTTCCTCAATTCCCATTGTGCCGCCCCACGGAGCTGAACTCCGATTGTATTCATTCTCGATGATTCGCCATCGTTTATTGCTCATCTGTCAGTCCTTCGTGAAGAAATCATCGAGCATGGCGGTCAGTTCCGGATTTCCCGCCGCTGGCTGGCCCTGGGACATCCCGAATCCCATGTCGGTTTGGACTGGGACCTGTTGCGCTGCAATATTAGCGCTTGGATGCGGGAATAGGGCCTGTGGGGCCACTGTGCCCGGCGTAGCCGCGGGCGAAGACGGGTTGGCCGCCTGCATCTCCGCCGTTGTCCGGCGCCGCCTGCGGCCCGTGGCGGGCTGTTCAGAAGGGGATGTCGCTGCCGCAGTGGGGACAGTGCTTTGCGCCGGCCAGCCAGGGTTGCCCACAGTCGCCGCAGGGGTAGGAACGAAAGGGCCAGGCTGTTGCACCTGCTGCGGGATAGCAGGTCTAGTTACTGTTTCTTGGTACCGCGGATCGGGTATTAACATCTGCGAAGCGGGTCGTTGCATTTGCTGCGCAAGAAACTCAGCGCTAGGAGCGGCGATTTGTTGCGGCGCGCTTACGCCGATCGAACCGGGCCCGCGCGCTACATCGTTCCGCCCAACGAGTACATCGGTCTTCTTCTCAACATAGGCCTTCTGTCGGAGTTCGGCCGTCGGCGCGTCGATATAGGACATCGGAGCGAACTGGAGGGTGCCTTGCGAGATGAACGACATCCGAGTGATCAGGTTAGCCATATTGACGCCATTGCCTTTGCAGCGTTCAACATATTCTCGCATCGGCCCATGGCTGTTCGGCGGCACCGCCAGCATGAATAGGACGTCGAAGCCAGGGATCAGCAGGGCGATTTTTTGCTTATGGGTGCACCATGGCACCTTGTTGCCGTTGGCGTTGACCTTGGTCCACTCGGATCGCGGACAGGCCGCACAGGTCGATGCCTGCGGGCTGCTGGCTGAGATCGATGGACCGACACCGTTGTCGGAGAAGCAATCGGGACGCGTACCTTTGGCCGCCTTGTCGTAATTACTGGCGAAATAGATCCGGCTCATGACCGCATTGACGTCGATGATAGCGGCATCGAGATATACACCGATCACGGGATCGAAGGTCGGGACCGGGATCTCATTGTTCGAAGCGTCGATCAGGGTGAATCGGTTGTCTTCAATAGACACATGCGGAGGCATGGCCGAGCCGAGATTGGCCGACAGCACCCCGCCGATGTCGGGGGTTTGCAGATTTTGCAGATGGGCAGGAAGGGTCATCTTCAACTCCGATTGATATTGAGGCGGGAATACTTGCTCAGCGACACGCCAGGCGGCAACTGGCCATCATGCTCATCCATGTAGGAGCGCACGGCCTTGATGCCGATCGACAACTTAATCTCGTCGCCATAAATCTCCCAATGATCCGCAGCAAAATCGAACAGCTTCTCGCCGTCCTCGATCTTAACTGAAGCAAGGTTCGAAATGTAAGCGGTGCCGGCGTCAGTCTTAGTTGAGTCGGCGCCGCGGTCGGACAAGCGCTTGAAAAGCTCGTCTTCGATCGCCTTCAGTCGAGCTATATGCGGTCTTTCCCACTCATCGAATTTTAATTTGCCGGTTTTTCGCAAATCATCGATTTTGTGGTTCTCGGCGATCAAGTCATTGTCAGTGACTGTTGAATTATCGCCAATTTTGGCGGTAATACCCACTAAATACTCATCGGGTTTGGCGAGTTCGGCTGGCTGGCGCTTAGTACGAGGAGGCATTTCGATTCCTTTAGGACGTTTCTAATGTGTTCGTAATTTTTGTCAAGCGATGTTCGTAATTATTACGAACTAAAATTCGCCCTTTCGGATAGCATCCAACATCAGCCCTTGCATCGACGTATTGTTCTGGAGTCGGTCAAAGATTTCTTCCTCGAGCTTGTTGGATACCAGCTGGAAGCAGGTCGATGGATACTTTTGACCTGGTCGTCGCACGCGGGCATTGCCCTGTATCCATGCCTTGGCCCGGTCGGTAGCGCCAAACCAGACAACCGTATCTGCGATAACAAATTCGTTGATCCCCTCGGTGGCGGTTTGCGGATCAGCGACGACCAATTTAAAGTCAGGGTCACTGACGAATTGATTGATAACGGCATCCCGTTCCTTTCCAGCTTTAACCTCGCCGTTGATAAAGTCGCACTTCCACGGTTTTTTGTGCTTCTTCCATTCGGCGCGCAGATACTTCACGACCAAGTGTATCACGCTGGTAATCGGCACGAACACAATTACTTTGCGCTCGGTCGATTCGACAATCGCCTCCAGCTCCCGGTACCGCGGCGTGGCGTCGATCAGGTGCGCAACGTGGTTTTCATCATACACCGCACCAAGAGAGAGTTGAATCAGCTTCTGTCGTGCGGCCGACTCGTTGGCGGCACTGATCGCCCCACCGGTTTGCATTACCACTTGCAATTCGCGCTTGAGCCGGGCCATTTCCTTCTTCTGCCCTTCGGTCAGCTCAACCTTACGACGCTGCACGGTCATCGGCGGACCATCCCAGATTTCATCAAGGCCGAACCGAATCGCCGGTGTCAGCAAGCGCCGCGCCTTGTCGTAGCCATCCTTTTGGGGAACCCATTTGAAATCGCTGATCTTTATCATCGTCTCAAGCCGGAACCCGGTCCAGGATTTCCCGAAGGCATTGTTCGATAGCTTCGCAATGCCATAGGCATCGGTTGGCGCCGTGGCGTTGGGAGTCCCGGTGAGTTGTTTCAACATCGGTCGCTTCCCGACGCCAAACAGTAGCTGGGCCACACCCGAACGGCCGGAAAACGGATCGGCAAAGCCGTGCGCTTCGTCCACTATCACCATCTTGATATCCTCGCGCGCCGCCAGCGCTGCAGAAAATCCGTCGAGCTCGATCTTCTTCTGTTTCGGACGTCGCGGATCGATCTTGCGGCGGATATGGGCGCCGACCTTGATGCCGTCGTGATTGACGATGTAGACATCGACGTCGGACTCGAGGCGTTTCAATCGCCGCTCGGGGGAGCCGGTTAATATCTCGAACGTGCGGCGGTTGAGAAAGTTGCGAAAGATCGCGGCGGCCCATGTCGTTTCGAGGATGGTGAGTGGGGCGACGATCAGGCAGCGGAACCGTTCACGCGCCTGCAGCATGAGATAGTCCATCGCCCACAAAGTGCTAAGAGTCTTCATTGTCCCGGGATCACCGAGATTGAACATCCGGGGATGCAGCACGGTGAAATTGGCGTATAGTTTCTGGTGTGGCAAAGGTGTTTTGCCGGGTTCGATTGGCCAATCATACGAACTGTCAGTCATGACTGGCGGGACCGGGAGATTGTAGTAGGCTGCAGTCATCAGCGGTCGCAGTTTGCGAGGAATGATGAAGTAAGACCCATTGATTGTCTTTAGCTCGGGGATGTATTGCGTGAGGATGCCAGGCTGGCCTGGATAGATCACGAGCTGACGCTGGTCGTCGAGCCAGAAGATCACAGACGATCTCGTCGGCGGTTGTATATCGATCGACCGATAGCCATGCTCAACATGGCGCAAAAAAACATTCCCAGTGCAAATCCAGCGACCAAGCCTGCAATCAAGCTACTGACGGCATTGCAATGTGTCATTATGCAGAAAGTCCCTTTTGCTCGCGACGCTGGAAATAAGCTTTGTCTTCATTCAACGCAGTCAAAATATACCCGCTTTTTAGCCAGCCGCGAATGAGCTCCAAATCCTGCTTTGGTCTTCGATTAAGAAAAACCATTTGGATTTCATGCTCGCCAAATGTAATTTCGTCGGTCATACAACAATCCCCCTCGCCGCCAACCAGTCACGCAACGTCTGTATAACTACCTCGGCGGTACCGGCCACGGCATGCCCGCCGGCCGCTCGCACCTCGTTCATGCGGCGTGTCTGGATCGCCGTTGGGTCCTTGCCTGGACGCTTGACTTCGATCGACCAGAACGCGCCGTTGAGGCAGACGATCTTGTCACCGACGCCCGATTTGCCGAAGCCGGCCGTGTAGGGATTAAACCACCAGCAAAGGGCAGGGCCAAGCGATTTTAGGAAAACGTCGATTTCGGCTTTTTCGTAAAATTCAGGACCTTTCATATTTCATCCCGTTCAAACTTATTACACCATCCTAGCGGACTGATGTCACCGCGCACGATTTCGCATATTTCATTTCCTTCATAATGTAGACAAAGCGCGCACCGCTCATCCTTATTCATCGCCTTCGGCGTATAGTCGACTTCCGTCTTGGTGTATTTGTAATAGCGCTTCATCATATCGCGCCTCCCATCCCCACCCAAATGACTTTCGTCGCTTTCCACATCCAATGCGATCCGTCGTGCGCCGACTGGATGCTGAAAAAACGTTTGTTCCAGTTCGGATCGTGCTTGAATCTGACGTTCTCGATAACGAAATCCGGTTGCTGCGCTTTCCACTCTTTCCACCAGGCGATATGGGCTTCGTCGAGATGTTGGCGAAGCGTGTTTATCTCGATGCGGTAATATTGTGGGAAAATAAAACGCATCACTTAGCCTTAGCGTCAAACCAATTCTCGCAATCCTTCACCGGGCACCAGCCGCACAATGGATTCTTGTTCTTCGGCCAGTCCCCGCTCGTCATGCAGTCCTCGATCACCTCGACCTTGTTGTTGATGGTCGCCCATGTCGAGTTGAAATCCGAGAGGTCATGCACTACGCCAATCCGGTTTTCTTTCAACCAGACGTAATGACCGGCGATCTTCTTCAGCCCGGGCCTCGCCGCACGCAGCAGGAGCGCCTGCACTTCGAGTTCGAACGGGTTTTCGTATTTACTGGATCCCGTCTTCCAATCAGGAAGAAATGCTGCGTCAGCCGTAGTAATCGTGGCGTCGATCTTGCCACGCACGAACACATCCTTGTCGAAGAAGCCGGTGGCCTTGCCGTCGCGGGTGATCCCCAGCTTCATCTCGGGCAGCGCCTTGCGATCAGCGTAAGCCGACACCAGCGGCTCCCAGTGCAACATGTCTTGCGGCAGCGGCTTGCCGCCGAGACGGTGCTCGAAAGCAGTGTGCACCTTGTTGCCCCAATCCATCTCTGGCGTCGAAACGAATGGCAAGTCCTTCTTCACGTACTGCCGGTATGCCTTGTGCAGGCAGTTGTCCGCCGTATTCAAAAAAGTGTAGCTGTAAACCAGCGGTTTGGGCAATGGGACGGGCATACGGTTGTCTTTCGGCCGGCGCAGGAAATCGGGAAGATCGGGGAAGTCAGGCTTGAGCATTGACTTCTTCGACCAGCGCCTCGACCGCATCCTCGAGCTCATCGACGATATCCGGCAATGCATAGCCGGGTGTGTCCCGCCACTTGTCGATGAGATCACGCAATTCGCTTGAAAAGTTGTTCATCGGCTTGCTCCTATTGATTCGAGAACAGCCTTGCGCTCGTCGATTGACAGCGGCTGAAGAACACTTGAAATTTCCACGCAAGCATGAAACATAATTGCAACTCGAGATTTTTCAGGCTTCATGGAAATCCGCTTCGTCACGCGAACCTTCCGCCGCTTCTTTCGCTTCACGGGCACCGCTTTCGGTGGCTTTAGAGCTGCAGTCTTTTTCGGCCGCCCTCGTTGCTTCATCGGCTTACGCCGCGGCTTCTTAGGCGATGGGGGATCAGGGGGAAGCATCTCGAAATCAGGCATCTCATCCATCGGTGTTCTCCTTGGTTAAGCGCTTTTCAAGCGCGGCGATCAGCTCACGAAGTTCTTCTTGCTGCGTTTTGACATCGATGATGGCGCGAATATTGATGATGTCGTTATCGTCGGTAAGAGTCCAAGGCATCAGTATCGCACTCCGTTTTGTGAATGCCACCAGTAAAGAGCGCGGTGCACCCCCCACCAGCACGGGTTAGCAAACGAATGCCGCACAACAAGGTTATTTGTCATAGCGTTCTCCCAATGCCCCCTCTGCCGCCAACGGCAAGCCGGGCAGCCATGACGGCTCAAGCGTCATCTCGGCCAGGCACAACCGTAGCATTTCCTCTTCACGACCATTACGAGGTATCAGCAACAGTAACTCATCATAAGGCCAGTTCAAGGTCCTTATATTATATTTTTTCTTGATCCGGATCATGGCTTGCGACACGATCATGCGGGATACGCCCTCGCAGATATTCTGCGTCAGCTTCGAGCCCCAGATGAATCGCCAGCCGTCCCGTTTCCTAACGCGCCAACCGGTTTTCGGGCGAATTTCCAACGGATCATTGGGCTGCGGCGTATGGTAGTTGATGGTGTCGTAGATCATTGGAGCGCCTTGAATCCAGATGCGGTGATCCTTTACAAGCAGAGGTCCCCACTGAATTGGATCGCCCCCACCAAGTCGCGCCAGCATCCGTTCGCACTGGGCCCAGTAGCCGGTGCCGCGGGCGCAGATCCAAGGCGTGTTTTTTCGGAAAGTATCGACAAACGCATTTGCGGTTTCGATCGTCATGTCGACACGCGGACCATAAGTGCCGGCCGCCGCTGCGGACTTAAATTGTTTGCCGGATGCGCCATAAATGCACATCAATTGCCCCTGCTTGCCCATGCCGCGCTTGGCTTTCAGTTCGTCGTAG